GGCTTTTTGGCGCACCTCCTCCAGGCGCTTGCCCATGTCGTCAAACGCGGCGGCGCCTGCGGTGGCCTTGGTGCCAGCGTCCCGCGTTGCGCCAGCCAGCCCGACAAAGCCGGTGCGTGCGATTTGCGCAGACTCGCCCGTGGCTACAAAGGACTGGCGCATGCGGGCCTGGAAGCGCTCGCCAGCGTCGCCCAAGCCTTCAAGCACCAGGCGCATTTGCTCGGTCTCTTTGGCGATGCGGTCTTTGGCGTCGCCGATGGCGATTTTCTGGAGCTGCTCATTGATGGATATGCCCGCCCTGACGATGTAGGCGGCGGTTTCCGTAAAGGCGGTTCCTATGCCATAGATGGCGGTGAGCACGGCATTGGTGCCAGCGCTCATCACGCCGTAGGCCAGCTGCACGGTGTTGCCTGCGTTGGTGGCGTATTCGCCCACCTTCGTGAAAAACTGGTTTGCGCTGTCGGCAAAGGCCTGCATGCGGGCCAGCGCGGCGCTGAAGTCCACCGTGCCCAAAAACTCGCGCACCCACTTGATGCCCGCCTGGAACGCGGTGGCAATGGCTTCGCCGAACCTGCCCACAGTGCCGTCTGCCACGGCAGCGCGGAAGGCCGCTGCGAGCTGGTCAACGCCATCTTTGAGCACCGGAAGCACGGGGGTGCCAAGGGCGTTTTTCACGGTGTCCCATGCGCTGCTCAGGCCGCTCATGGCGCCGTTGAGGTTGTTTTGCATGGTCGCCGCTGTGGCGGCGGCGCTGCCTGCGGCGTTGTCGAGCTTGGCCTTGAGTTCGTCCAGCGCGCCCATGCCCTGGTTGAGCAGCGCGCGCAGGGCGGGCCCGGCTTCCTGACCCACGGCCAGGATGGCTTTGCTGCCTGCGGGGCCTGCGGCTGCGAGCTGGTGCAGGGCTTTCTCAAAATCGGTGGTGGTAATGCCTGCCGAGGCCAGCTCGGTGCGGAACTTGCTGGCAGGGTCGCTGAACTGGCTCAGGATGCTGTTGAGCGCCGTGCCAGCGCGGCTGGCGTCAATGCCCGCGTCGGCAAACTTGCCGATGATGGCGGCGGTGGCCTCCAGGCTCAGGCCCAGGCTGTTGGCCACCGGGGCGGCGTAGCTCAGGGCCTGCGACAGGCCTGTGATACTGGTGTTGGTGGCGTTGGCACCCAGGGCCAGCACGTCTGCCACGCGCCCGGCCTCGCTGAACTGCAGGCCCATGCCCATGACGGCCTTGGTGACCATCTCGCTGGCCTCTGCCAGCCCCACGTCGGCGGCCTGGGCGGTGTTGAGGACGGCGGGGAGCGTGTCTATGGCCTGGCCTGCGTCAAGGCCTGCCTTGGCAAGGTTTTCCAGCGCGGCGGCGGCCTCCGCGCTGGTGAATTTGGTGCTGGCCCCGGCGTCTTCTGCCGCTTTGCGCAGGGCGGCCATTTGGTCGCCGGTGGCGCCTGTGGCGGCCTGCACGCGGCTCATGGCGGTTTCGAGGTCTGCCGCGCCGCGCACCACGCCCGCAAAGGCGTTGATGCCAAAGTAGGTGGCAATGGCCGCGCCCACGGCGGCCACCTTGGTTTGCAGGCTGCCGAACACCGCAGACGCATTGTCCTTGGCGTTGATGAGAATCTCTACCGGCTTGAATGCCACGGGCGCTGGCCTCTGGTTGGGTGGGTGGTGGTGCTACGGCTTCGGGTGCCGCCTGGTTGTGCTGGGCAGGCGGCACCAGGAGCCGCACGGCGCCGCAGCGGGCGCCATGGGCTGGTGGCGTGGCTTAGGCCAGTGGCATGCCGTCCACGTAGATGGCCTCGCCGTTGGCGGGCTTGAGCACGTCGGCGTCGAAGGTCATCTGCGCAAAGTCGGTGCCCTCGGCAATGACGGGGATTTCGCCGCTGGGCACAAGGGACACGCGGGGCATGTAGAAGTCGCGCTGGTCGCCGGTGGCGTTGTCAGACACGATGCGCAGGGCGCCCAGCAGCTCGCCAGCGGCGCCGGAGCGAATGCCCTCCCAGGTGGTGGCGGCCTTGGTGTAGTCCACCTTGATTTCGCCCGCAACGATGGTGCCGGTGGCGAGGATCTGCAGGCGGCCACGGTCGGCATCCAGCATGTAGTCGGTGCCCGCCACGTAGGTGGTGGTGCCTGCGCTGTTGGTGACGACCACGGCAGACACTTTGCGCGCGCCCACCGGCGTGTTGACGCCCAGGCCCAGCTGGTAGTACCGGCCGGGGATGACGTCGATCACCTCGTCCGTGACGCTGGCGCCCGCCTGGGTGATGGTGCCGGTGGAGCCAGACAAGAACAAAGCGACGTTGGTGCCGCTCATGTTGTCGCAGGTGAGGCTGCCGGTGCGTTTGACCTCCAGCACCACGCTGGCGTCTTTTTCGCGCAGGCCGGTTTCGGAGCTGTAGTGCTCGGCTTTTTCGGTCTCGATGGACAGGCCCAGGCTGGGGCAGTTGCCCATGTACAGCTCGCCCAGGTATTCGTCCGTGGCGGTGTTGATGGGGTTGAAGAACACCCGCCCGCGCGGGATGGTGTATTTGTTTTGGCTGTAGGTCAGTGCCATGGTGGTGCTCCTTGGTGTGTCAGGTGTTGCCGCTGAGGTAGCGGGCGGATGTCGAAAAGACCAGCTCGCAGCCAGCCAGGCCCTCGTCGGCAAACAGGGGCTCGGTCACGCGCTGCAGGGCGAGCGGCTCCCACCCCCGGCCCGCTACTTGCCCCGGCTGCCATGCGTGCAGGCTGGCAAACACGGCGGCAAAGGCGGCGTCCAGCTCGTCGGCAGCGGTGTCGCTGCGGCGCACGACGAGCGTCACAGTCCACTCAGGCGCCACCATGGCGGCGCCGGTGCGGCTGTCTGCCACGCTGGCCCCACTGCAACGCACGTCGGCAGCAGGCACCTGCCGACGGTCTGCCAGCTCGGTGCCCACGCGCACATCCCAGCCGGTGAGCTGGGCGAGCGTCTGCAGGCGGGTTTTGAGGGGGGTGGCGAGGGCGAGCATGGGAGTTTTCAGGATTGCGGGTACAGGCTGATGCGGCTAAGGCCTGTGCCGTCAGGCTCTATGCGGTCTGCGGTGTAGGCTTGGCCATCAATGACGATGGCCGCGCCGGGCACCAGCGACACAACATCTGCAGACGGCACCCAGCAGGTGGGCTGGGTGCCGTCAACAGCTGAGCCGAATGGCGCGGCATATGGCTGCTCGAAGATCACGCGCACGCTCTGGCCGCCAATGGTGGCCGCCTGGGCAAAGTCGCCCAGGCTGAAGAACGGCGCGAGGTTTTCGAGCATGGCCATGGCGCCTTACTCCTTCGCCTCGGGCTCGGCGGCCTCGGTGGCTTCGGCGTCTGCCTTGCGGCGGGCGGCCTTGCCCTCGGCGGCCTTGGTGGCCCAGCCGTGGCGCAGGGCCAGCGCGGCGTCGGCTTCTGGCACGTCCACAGGGCGGCCGAATTCGACACGGGCGCCGCCCAGGCGCATGGTGCGGGTGGGGATGATGCGCATGGCGGTGGCTCCGGGCATCAGGCGGTCAGGGCGTCGAGCATGGCGCTGAAGGACACGGCGTTGCGCACGGCAATGTCCACGTCCTGCAGGGCCACAACGCGCACGGTGCCGCTGGTGCTGCCGCTGTAGGGATCAACCATCAAGTCCAGCGTGCCCCACTGGCCGATGATGAGGTCAGACCAGTTGCCGAAGATGATGGCGGAGCACACGCCAGAGCTGGTGCCCTTGGTCAAGTTGCTGGGCACCTGGTTGGACACGCTGGCCTTGTAGCCGTTGAGCATGCCGTCTTCCCAAATGAAGCCGTTTTGGCCGCTGACCTTGCTGGTGGTTTTGAGCTTGCCGCGCACCTTGGCGTTGGTGAGGTAGCCCATGGTGCCCACGTCTGCGTTGGCAATGGCAATGTCGGATTCCAGCTCCACGATGTGCGCCCAGGTGGGGGCCAGGCCGTTGGTGCCGCCCGCCACGTCGCCGATGCCGCTGGTGGCCAGAATGCCGCGCGGCTGGTTGCTTGCGCCTGTGCCGTTGATGGCGGCCAGGTCAATGGCCAGGGCCAGCACGGTGGCAAGGTCGTTGCGCACGAAGCCTTCCACGTCGATGCTCGATTGCAGCAGCAGCTTGCGCGAAATGTCGCTGTAGGCGCCCACGGTCTTGGGGGTCATGGTGACCTGGTCGAAGGCAGCTTGGCTTTCGGTGGGGGCGCCGGATTCGGCCACCCAATAGGCGGTGGCGCCGCCGGTGGCGCGCGGGATGGCGATGTTGCCGCTCAGGCCGGTGAGCATTTGCGCGCCCATGCCAGCCACGGCCAGCTTGTTGCGCAGCAGCTCGATGAAGCTGGATGCCAGCAGGTTGGTGGCCACAGTGTTGCCGCCTGCCGTGGCGGTGGTCACGTTCAGGTCGCGGCGCTGCACCTCTGCGGGCACAAAGAAGCCCTGCGCGGCGCGGCCTTGCTTGCTGGCAACGGCGTCGGAGCATTCGCGCTCGAAGGCTGCGGCTTCCTGCGCTTTGCGGTCGCCAGGGTTAGCCAGGGCGTTGACTGCGCGGATGAAAGAGAAGCTGCGCGCCTCCTTCTCACTCAGGCCCACGTCTGCGGTGGGCACGGGCTGGGTGGCCATGTGCTGCAGCATTTCGTGACGGAACTGCTCCACGGTTTTGCCTGCGCGCAGGGCTTCTGCGGCGCGCTTTTCGCCGCCTTGCTTGGCGAACATTTCGCCAATGGCGATGATGTCTGCGGCGCGTTTGGTGGCGTCTTGGTTGGCGCGCTCGGCGGCAGCGCGTTCGATGGCGGCGTGGTCAACCGGCGCTGCGGGGGTGGTGGTGTCGTTGGACATGCGTTGCTCCTTGAGGATTTGGATAGGGTTGTCGCCACCGTCTGCGGCACTGCGGCCAATGCCTACGGTGGCATCTGCGGGCACCGAGACGAGGGAGATTTCCAGCGGCTCCCAGTCGGTCACGCGGTACGTGTCCAGGCCGGTGTCGCTGGTCTCCACAAGCTGGGCCTTGTGGATGGCGTAGCCGACCGATACATTGCGGCGAATGCCGTCCTGCACGTCTTGCCACACCTCCTGTGCCCGCGCGCCTTTTCCAAAGCGCACAACGGCGCGACCTACCCGGTCTGCGTCGATGCGGACAGATTCAATGACGCCCACCTGGTCGCGGGTGTCGTGATCCATGAGCAGGGGCCCGCCCGATGTGAGGCGGCCCAGGCGCACGGCGGTGGGGGTGTTGTCGAGCACTTCGATGCCCCACCAGCGTTCGTAGGGGGTCTCGCTCGAAAAGGCCAGCTCTACGGTGCGCGATTCTTCGTTGATGGCAGCGCGATCCACCGTGAAGGCGCGGTGCACCGTGGTGCCTGGCTTGATGGTTTTGGCTGCTGTGCTCATGGGGTGGATTTCCTCAGATATTTGTCAAGCGGTTAAGGCAAAGCGCTTGACACTTTTCATGCTGCAGGTGGCTGCTGTGCAGCCTGCTGTTGGGGCTGTTGGCCGTAGCTGACCAGGGTGACGTTGGCGGCTTTGACCATGGCTTCAAACGCGGCAATGCTGGTGATGACGTCTTCCACGTCAACGCCGTTGCGGGCGGCAATCATTTGGGGGCTGGCAATGCCGCTGGCGACTTCGAGGCGGGCGGCCTCTATGTCTTTCATGGGGTCAACCCAGCTCCAGCGGCGGCCCTGCCATTCGTGCGCAGCGAACTTGCTCGCTTTGCCCACGGGCAATGCGCTGCCGTTGGGCATGGTGATGGCGCCTGCGGTCATGGCGCGTGCAAACCATTCGGCGTACACGGGCTCCAGCAAGGCGTCAATGAACCAGTTTTGCAGGGTGCTCCACTGGTCGCGTTCTTCAATGACCCCGGCGCGGATGCTGCTGTAGTTGACGCCCTCCAGGTCGTTGGCCA